CCTCTGGCGCAATATCATCAACAGAGAACCCAGTCAGATCAATATCAAAATCCAACTCATTCAGCGACTCCAGCTCAAGAGACACAAGCTCCATATCCCATTCAGTGCCGCCAACCTCACCAAGTCGGTTATCAGCCAGAATGTACGCTTTCTTTTGTGCCTCAGATAGATGGTCCAGCACAACTACAGGAACAGCCTTTAGACCAATTTTCTTCGCCGCCTGTAACCTGCCATGCCCTGCAATGATTTGATTGTCACCATCGACAAGTATAGGCGCATTAAAGCCGAACTCTTTGATGGATGCCGCAATCTTTATCACCTGCTCTTCAGGATGTGTTTTTGCGTTGTTGATGTAGGGTATCAGGTCTCTGACCTCCACCTGTTGTAGTTGTAGCTCTGCCATTGCATTTTCCGTTCAATGTTTACGTAAGCTAACTATACCACAATAGCGTGGTGCAGTAGCAGGAACCTTCCGGCACCCACCCTGCTGCGATATTTTACCCTCTTTAATTAAATAACAAACTGCCTATTTTTTAGGCACTATAACAAAAGTTAGTACCCCCCGCCACGTTTCCCTGTACCCCTAACCCCCTGCCTATAGGCAGGGGGGTTACGGGGGTAATGCAGGATCAACGACTTACGCATTTTGACCCCTAAAAACCCCTTTTGACCCCTAGGGGTTATTAGGGGTTATCTTATCCACAGGTTATTAACAATCGGCACTCATTTTCATTGCCGCAATCTGGCCCACTTCAATCACTGACCACCCACTTTCAAACGGTTCAATCACCCTAGAAATCACCAAAGAGCCAATCAATTTATCCTCATAGCTGGCGTTCAAATAATTCCGAATAGTGCGCTCTTTAACCCCTAGTGACTCCAGATAATCAGCCATTCCAGAGCGTGAAACGAACGGCCTACCCGCCATATCCAGCTCCTTATTATTGGTGATCCATGCGTTTTCAAACTTCTTGCGGTTAGCAGATAATTTATCTGTTTTAGTCTTCTCTGATGGCACCTCAGTTTGGTGTAAGACGCAGCTTGTCACCGCATCACCATCCTCATCAATAACCCCTAAATCGACCTGTTTCAACTCGAATGCAATCTCTGGAGCGGGTGAATTATCCTTGTTTTTCTCGTTTTCAAGAACTGATATATCCTCCTTTTTAGTAAGCATGAAGTCATGGTCATACGATGCCCTTTGTGCTGATGAGCCACGCCCTCTACCGCCTGCATCATGTCCGGTGTGGTGGATAATCATCACACAACACTTGTGGCGGGTTTTGATAGGTGCCTCGATATTATCCAAGAATTGGGCGAAGTCCTGACTACTATTTTCATCGCCACCCATGTTCCTATGAAGGGTATCAATCACCACTAAGGCTGGTGCGCCGATCTCATCGGCCATTGAGTTTATGGCAAATGTAACCTCCTCAGCACTGGTTTTATCCACCAGCATTGCATTTGTTGAGCTAAATCTTACGGGGGCATCCTTAACCTCTATACCATGTTCAATCTCCCACGCCTTGATGCGCTTAGATAGCCCTCTATGGCCTTCACCCGCTATGTAGACAACTGGTCCTTGCCCAACCTTGTTGCCGCGCCACGGTATACCTGTTGCTATGCAAAGCGCCATATCAATGGCTAAAAATGATTTGCCAGCCATTGATGCGCCGACCACTGATGCTAGTGATTCCTTGGTTAGGTACTTTTTGATAAGCCAATCGGTTTGAAATCCAAGGCTCATCATTTCTGAGATATTAACGAGGTGAAACCCATCTTTTGATGGTTTGGTTAGCAGCTCTTTAACATCTCCACCATCCTGCGCATAATCGTTCACATCACCTTCTTGAGGTGGCATAACTACCCTTGCGCCTGTTTTGGCTGATGCTTGATCGGCATATTTCTGTCCTATGCCTGATTTATCGTTATCAGACACCACCACCAGCTCAACATTTGGGAACTTCTCTTTAATGGTTTGGGATACAGGCACTAGGTTTGATGCGCTATATGCAACCACTACGGATTCGCCTGTAACCTCTTGAATAGTGGCGGCTGTGGCGAACCCTTCTGCAACATATATAACCTTGTTTGGATCCCCCAAACTCCAATACATGCCGCCAGTAGCGCCGCCTGTATGGTATCGCTTTGTCCCGTCCGCGCCAATGTATTGCAACGAGTGGATCTTTCCATCACCATCAAACAAAGGGACCATTAAGCGCCCATCACCTGTTATTCTTGCGCCGTGCAAGCCTATACCTTTGCGCTTTAGGTATGGGTGATCCTCTGTGGCAAGCCCCGCATCAGCCCATATCTGCTCCACTGTAGTGGCAGCGGCATCACGTTTGCGCTTAGTTTCAGCGTCCCGCAAGGCGATTGCCTCAGACAAGCGCCTAGCGTTTGCCATTTGCTCTACTTGTGTCAATTCACGCCCGATATTGGCTACCCACTTAGAGCTAATATCAGCCCTCCAATCGCCAAAGCGACCTGCTGGTACCTGACCATCAAATATAACGTACCACCCTGACTTATCGCCGTGGCCTGATTTGCCATTAGTGCCAGAGGCGAAACGATGCACCTGTCCATCCATCCATATCTGATCCGGTGGCTCTATACCCATTTCCTCCATCGCTATACGTAGCTGTATTTCTGGTGGGTCAACAGGTGTCTTTTGTGGGTTTTGCCAATTACCCCCAAGCACATTGGAGAGATCAGCCATTCTCTTTTTCTCCACTTAGGTAGTCGGATAACGCTTTAATGGTGGCGTATTTTGGCTCAGTGCCACCGTTCACAAACTTATATATAGAGTTGGCGTGTAACCCTGTGGCCTTCGCAACTGCTTGAATGTTACGATCCTGTAACTTTTCTCTGATCTGTTCTAAGTCTGACATATTTCACTCCGTTGTGATTATTTTCTAAAAAGGTGTTTACATATTAGCCCAAGGTGTGTAATATAGCAACCATGAACTGAACGGAACTAGCCGAAGAGTTCTAAACAACAGGAAATAGACAATGGCTATTAACTTAAAATCAACGGGCGAACTGCACTCCGATGGAATCAGTGCGCTCGTATATGGTCAGGCTGGCACTGGTAAAACCAGCTTGATTCGTACACTGCCTGCGCCCGTAGTGTTTAGCGCAGAGGGGGGGTTGTTATCGCTGGCAAGCGACAATATACCTTATATAGAGGTCAAGACTATGGATGATCTAAAAGAAGGTTATCAGTGGTTGACCGAATCTGATGAAGCTAAACAGTTTGGATCTGTGGCGCTGGATTCAATCTCTGAGATTGCTGAGGTGGTGCTGGCCCATGAAAAGAAGGTCAATAAGGATGGTCGGGCGGCTTATGGTGAGATGGATGTACAGGTATCAGAGATTATCAGGGCATTCCGTGACCTGCCAATCAACACCTATATGAGCGCCAAACTTGAAAAACAGCAGGATGAGATGGGGAGAATGCTTTATTTCCCTAGTTTGCCAGGCAACAAAACGGCCCAAAAGCTCCCGTACTTCTTTGATGAGGTGCTGGCCTTACGTGTTGAAAAGGATGCAGAGGGCATATCGCAGCGAGCCTTAATGTGTGAATCGGATGGCTTATGGCTGGCCAAGGATCGCTCTGGAAAGCTGGATGGATGGGAGGCCCCAGATCTGATGCTGGCATTTAATAAGATCAAGGGGGTGCAGCAATGAGCAGTATCTATAACTCATGGATGCAAGCCAAAGCCGATGAAAAGGAGGCTGTAGAACGCCGCCGCGCTCTTGAGGATGAGCTGATAAAGCAGCTTAAAGTAGATGAGCAGAGCGAGGGGACCATACTCTTTGAGTATGGTGAATTTCAGATTAAGGTTGTTGGTCGCATGAATCGCAAAATTGATGCAGATCAATTACAGGATATTGCAGCGGAAAACGGCCTATCCGACCACCTTAGCAACCTATTCAACTGGAAGCCTTCTATCAATATGAAGTTATGGAAAGCCGCCGATGAATCAATAACGCGCCCACTTTTAGGCGCAATTACTACAAAAGCTGGTCGCCCCAGCGTTTCAATTTCAATAATGGAGAAATAAAAATGGCACAACTTGGATTTAATGCAAACATCAACTCTCTTCCAGAGAGTAGCAACGACTT